CTTCTGGAGCCGGTCAAACTCTTCGGTGATGATCTTTGACCAGTCCTCCCGCTTATCCATGTCGTTGCCGTACGCGGTACGAATGTTCGCGTAGGTCGGCACCTCGGCGAACACGTCGTAGAAGGCTGACATCGCCAGCGTAAGGAACGCTTCCGACTCACGGAAGTTGACGTTGGTGCGGAACGCTTGGTTGTTTCGGCGCAGTTCTGCTGGATTGTACGGAGGATTTCCATCGACCAGACCGCGCAGCTTGGCTCGCGTACTATTACGCAGCTCATCGGCCATGATAAGCTTCTGGAAGATTTCGCGAGCGGATGCCGCGTCGGCTATGCGCGTTTCAGGCGCTTTGCCGTCTTCGTTGATAGTTTCAAGCGGCAGTTGGGCTAGGTTTCCGTACATGGTCGTTTTTTCCAGCAGTGAGCCGGAAGGTTTTCGTTCTCTGTAGCGTCCGAGAATTTATGAAGGGTTTCAATGGGAAACCAAACCATGCTTCTGATAAAGCAACCGCAAAACTCGCAGCTTTGCAGACTTTCGTCTACTGGAGTGCTGCCGTGTTGAGAGAAAGTTTTGACAGCATCCTTCAGTACACGGGCGTTGCATCCCGTGCATCCGAGTGGTTTTCGATTGAACGAACAAGTTGAGCAGATGCTTGCGCGCCTATTCGCTTCCGACTGATCCACCTTGCCGCCGCCAACCGTAAGTCCGTGGAGAAGACTCATGCTGAACCGGATGACGTCGCCAATCTGAAGCGATTTACGACCCTCCGGCTTGTGGATCTTAACCTCGTCGTAGGAGCAATCGGCACCGTTACGACACGCATATTCGGTGATTAAATCGTCAATGTTGCTCGGGATTTGAATGGCGTTCGCCGTGTAGTGATTGCGTACAAACTCATTGAGCTGCGCCCACGATCCTCCGGGTACTTCAATGCCAGTCTCGGGAATGCGGTAATGCCATCCGCCGGGGATGACCATGTGTTCGTTCAGAACTTTGTAACCAGTGGTTTTGCTCATGCTTCAATCGTTTCGTCGTAGTAAATTGAATCTGCGTCCTTCACTAGCTTTTCCCACACCTTGTCCATCTTCGTGAAGCGCGGCTCTAAAACAGCAGTTTTGCGGACTAGATCAAGCAAGACTACAGCAGCGTCGGCCAAATCAGGCGATTTTCCCGTCCGTTGCTTCATCACGGTTTTTGATTCGACCGATATCTTCCGCTTGGAATCATCGAACATTCGACCGCAGAACTCTTGCAGCGTCTCGATGTCCATGCCTCCAACCCGCTCCTCGACAACCCATTTACGCATCGAGAACCAGAGTTCAGTAACCTTGCGGTCGTAAGCTTCATTGGATGGCCTACTGTCCTCGTCGCTGACGGGGATGGTTGATGGCGAACCGCCGAACTCAGTGCGATGAATTACACCCCATTCTCGGGTCAAGATGTCGGCCAATCCACCACCTTCACCACTTGAATCCAAACCAAACTTGTCCGGTGGAACGCCGCGCTTGTTGCATTCTTCTTTAACCCGATTGGCTATCTGGTAATGCACCGGCTCCGTTAGCTGAGCGTTGACGGATATGTGGATGATGTCTTGAAAAAGTATGCTGACCTTGTCGTTTGCGGTGCCAACTTTGGCAAAGCGAAGGATACATCTGTCGCCACCAAAGCCCGGATCAAGACCGGCAACGACTTGAACATTGGTCGTAAACACCAAACTTTTTGTAGGTGTGTGCGTCTCGATGAGCGATTCGGACAGAACCGTCTTGACCATGCCGTCCGGCGACCAGAATCCGCGTGTGTACTTCCAGAACGTAGGGCTTTGCTCGCCCTCATGTCGCATAGCCGACAAGACCTGATCCTGAGTAATGAGGTACGGATACTTCGTGCGGCCCTCGCTGATGTTGGGCGACTTCATGCCGTCAAAGCGTCGGCACATCCCGCGTTCTGTCAGCCAATGCTGGTCTTCAATCGTTACGCTGCGCCATCCCTTTGCCGGTGTGCAGAAGCGTCCATGCGGATCAAACTTTGAGGCAGGGTTTCCGATGACCAACATCTTGAACTCGCGGCAACCCTTAGAAAGGTTCGTACACGCTTCGAAAGCCGCTTCAGGCGTATCCGTAGCTTCGTCAATAATAACCATCACACGCTCGGCGTGGATGCCTTGAATGTTGGCCACAGCCTTGGATGTGTTGCCCTCGGCGACAGCAATAGCGGAAATGGAGTGCCGGTCGTCTCCTTTGATGGCTTGAAGACTCATCTTCGAATCGACCATGTTTCCGGGGAATCCGCGTGATTTCCGAACAAGATCCTGAAGATTGGCCCACATACGCTTTCGGATCATCTTTGCCGTTGTAGACGTGAGAACAACGGTTGTTTTGGAAGGGTTGGCCAACCACCAAACAGTCGCAAAGAGCGTCGCGCCGAAAGTCTTTCCGCTCGCGCCACAACCTGCCCATCCGACGTAGTCGTGTTCGCAAAGACCTTCGACTTGTGCTTCGAGCCACGGGTTCCAACTCATCTTCGGCCATAACATTTTCGTGGCGTTACGAAAATGATCGAAAGTACCTAGTCCGCCCTCATTTGGTTGGAGTCGATTTCGAAATGCGTAGAGTTCCAGTTCTAGGTCTGGAATCTTGACTGGGGAACGAATCCCGTACTTGTGGTCGATCAATGGATGCTCTGACACTTGCTCTGGCATAGTTTGGCCTTGCATTAGTTCTCGCTGGACTTGACGGTCTGGCAAAGGAAAAATATGCCGTCGCAACTTGTTTCTTCAACCGGCTGTTGCCAGCCTTGCGATACCGTTCCGGTTGTCGTGAACGTCCCCGGACCACAGGGTGCTGCGGGTACTAACGGAACAAACGGCGCGAACGGGGAAAATGCGTTCTCGTATACGACCGCGTCGTTTGTAGTTCCAACTTTTGGAGCATCGGTTGTCGTTGCGGTTGCGAACACTTCGTTTCTTCCAGAGTCGGTTGCTGGACAATTTTTTGTATCGGTTCAGGGATGCGGCTACTTGCAGGTTACATCGGTAGACGGTTTGCTGGTAACCCTACAAAACCCACTTGCAGGCGTTCTCGGAATCCCAAATGCGATTCCTACGACGGTGATTCCTATTGGTTCACTTATCACGCTGTCGGGTGCAATTGGCGCTACGGGTGCGGCAGGAGCGTCTGGCGGAGCATCCTCCGCAGCGACGTACATTGTTCGAACTCCCGACGCATCGGTTCCGAGTGCAACGGCGCTCAATTCGCTTTTATCTGGCTATCTCAAGACTCAAGGGTCGAGCGGATCTGGTTTTCTATCGACCGTTGCAACGGTTCCAGTGGGCGATATTAGCGGCGTGTTGCCGGTCGCAAACGGTGGAACGAACGTCGCAACCATACCTACCAATGGCCAACTGCTCATTGGCAATGGAACGGGATACACGCTGGCAAGTCTGACCGCAGGCTCAAACATCACGATTACGCCGGGTGCTGGCACGATCAGCATAGCGGCCACGGGAGCTGCGGCGGCGTTCGTTTATGAAACTTTTACGCGGAGGGTAAGCGGAACTGTGGGTGCTGGTGCGCCGCAAATCGGCCCGAGTTTAACTAAGAATCCGTTTAGTTTGACAGAATTTCCGTCTGGATCTTGGACTGGAATTGATACCGCATCACGATTTACTGCGGCTACAGGTCGGTTTACGGCAGCTCTTGCAGGTTATTACCGAATAGATGTTGCCTTAATGTTAAGCGCAGATACAGGAACATCCTCTACGGTTTCTTTTAAGATTAGAAAAAATGGAACAACCGATATTGGACCTGCAAATATTCAGTCAACAAACTCAACGAGTTTGGTTGGACCATTTTTTATCCAGTACATAGATCAAGCGTCTGCTAGCGATTTTTACGAAGTTTTGGTTACAACCTCTGCCCTAAACACATATTACATTCGAGAGGGAGCATCATTTTCCATCCAAAGGATTCAGGCTTAAGCCATGAGCGAACGCGCACCACGGAGGTACACGGACGGATCTGTCACCTTTGAGGGTGGCATTGACGCTGGTGTGATGCCGTCTGAGGTGGACAAGAATCAGGTCGCCTTTGCGGTCAATGCCAGCTTTCGGCAGGGATTCATCTCTCCTCGGCCCGGTTTCATTCAGAAAGATTACGACGTATGCTTGTCGATTACGGCAGACAGTACGCTCGTAACTGCGGATCAAACCAATGTCACGGCTGACGGTTTCTCCGAGGAGTGCTACGGTTCGAGCAATTTGACCGGCGTGTTCCAGTGTGCGCTCCCATACATCGGCGACAACGGAGCGACGTTCATCCTGATGCTAATCAGTGGTAAAGTGTGGCTTTACGACTGCCTTCAAAACAGCGTTCAAAACCTTTCAGCTTCGCCCAATCTTGAGAACCCATCGAACATACTCGATGGGTGGATGGTTCAGGCGGAGAACTTCGTCGTCATTCAAGACGGTCAGAGCGCACCGCTGATCTTCAACGGATCAAGCCTGCGCCGCGCAACCACCGACGAAATCAAGTGCGGAAGAGTAATGGCCTACGTCAACGGACGTATCTGGTACGCGCTTCCGAATGGGTTTTCATTCCGAGCTACGGATATTGTTTATGGAGATGGCACGCGAGCGAGTGTTCTCAAAGAAACCGAGAATACCTTCCTCAACGAAGGCGGAGACTTTGCGGTTCCGTCAGATTCAGGAGGAATCACGGCAATGGCCGTCCCCGGCGATCCAGATACGTCGCTTGGGCAAGGGCCGCTCCTAGTTTTTACTCCTCGATACGTCTTCTCGGTTCAAGCTCCTGTTGATCGTGATACATGGAAGAACCTGAGCTATCCGATTCAGGCTATCAGTTTGCTGACCAGCGGTGCGCTTGGCGCTAGGTCGGCCATCACTGTCAACGGCGACGTGTTCTACCGCGCAGTCGATGGCGTTCGCTCGTTCATCATCGCTCGTCGCTCGTTCACTGATCCGGGTAATACGCCCATCAGCAACGAGATTGTGAACATCGCTGAGAACGATCAATCAAGCCTGCTATGGTCTGGCTCTGCGGTCGTGTTCGACAATCGATTGCTGATGACCGGACAGCCTCGGTACAATGCCCAAGGCGTTATCCACAAGGCGCTGATGGTTTTGGATTTCGACCTGATTACGTCGCTGCGGAAAAAGTTTCCTCCCGCGTGGGCGGGAATCTGGACTGGACTTGACGTGTTGCAGGTCTTGAAGACGGAGGGTGTTTACGGAGATAGATGCTTTTCAATTGCTCGCGGCGAAAACGGAACGATCCAGATTTGGGAAATCAGCAAGGGTGCCAAGTTCGATAACAACATTGCTGATGGAAAGAAGGAGATTCAGTGGCTGGTTCATACTCGCGCCTACAACTTCGAGATTCCGTTTGGACTGAAGCGGCTTGATTCGGGCGACATCTTCATTGATTCGTTGGACGGAGACGCTTCTTTCAATGTCGAGTATCGACCCGATCAGTACCCCGGATGGATTGAGTGGGCAGACTGGGCTGAATGCGCGACAACTTTGCAGTGCCAACCTGCTTGTCCGCTGGTCAATTTCCAGCCGCAGTACAGGCCGAAGATGCGCCTGCCGACTCCATCGGATGTCCCGTGCAATTCGAGCATTAGCACACCGACTCGAAACATGTACGAGGTTCAAATGAGCCTGACAATTACGGGATATTGCCGCATCAAGAGCATCCGAGTTCACGCTTACGACGTTCAGGAACCTGCGGTGGGCGAGTGCCTTGTTTTCGAAGGATGCAAGACTCTTGATGCTTGCGACGTAAACCCGTTTACCTACACATCGGAATAGTATGTCAAACCTAACCCTAATCACGCTTACACCTCCAAGTCTTCCGGTGAGTTATTGTCCGTTGAACTACCAGAACTTGGCCAACGATATCATCGGAGGCACGCAAGCCGTTTTCAACAGCACGATTGGAAACTCGTTCTTCAATTTTGGACCGACGTTTCCATCGATCAACAATCGGATTTATCCGTGGCTTGATGAAACTGGGCGGTGGTGGATTTACGATCAAGGAGTCTGGCTCTATGAAAATCCTGTCGCAGCGAATGGATATGATCGCCGCATCTTTGTTGGAACGACTACCGATCTTCTCTCGTACGACGGCGGTGATGGAACTGCTGTGGCAACCACTACAACTGGTCCGATGTGGATGGTTGATACCTCGTTTGACGCTCGATTCCCGGTCGGTGTTGGCGCTTTTGCGGCGAGTGGTGCTGTTGCTGTCAATGGAACCGCAACTGCCACATCAATCGTCGGAGAGGATCAGCACACGCTGACTGTTCCTGAGATACCTGCCCATACTCACAACTTCTTCCCTCTTGTGACTGCGGATGCGAACAATGGCGGAGCCAATGGTGTTCAGTATGGCACCACGGCAAATGTTGCCACTTCATCCACTGGAGGTGGAGTCGCCCACAACAACCTTCCTCCGTTCTACGGCGTTTATTTCATCAGGCGAACGAGCCGAATCTATTACACCAAATGAAGCTAATCGTTCAGGACATTCGCTCGACAATCGCCCGTGTAGTCGGCGTCTGCGTCGATGACCCTCGCGTTTACGACTACATCAATCAGGCGTGCCGACGGCTTCTGCACAAGGGGTTGTGGGCAGGTGCGTACGGACGCTTCACTATCCACACGGTTGGCGGGTGCATCACTTGGCCGCGTCACATCGAAACCATTGAGTCCGTCGCTGATTGCTGCGGCGTAGGAACGGTTCGCAATCAATGGTTTGAATTTCAGGAAAGCGGATACGGATTGCTCGGAGAGAACAATGGCGGGTGCGTCGGAAAGCAGCTTGTGGATCGTGGCACCGTGGTTTCTTACCGCGACATGTCCGGCGGGACGAACAGCTACATCCGAGTCTATCCCGGTGACGCTTCAGATGTTGGCAAGACCATCACCCTGCAAGGTGTTGATCAGAACGGGCAATGGATTCGCACGCTATCTGGCGGCGTATGGATCGACGGTGAGAAGCTAACCCTCGCTCTTCCGTACGTTCAATCGACTAAGAAGTTCATATCGCTGACCGGCGTCATTCGTCAGGTAACCAACACGTCGAGCCGGTTGTACGAGTACAATGCGACGACCTTGCTGGAGCTTGATCTGGCAGTTTACGACCCTGATGAAACTTTGCCGCAGTACCGCCGCAGTTATCTGACGGATCGATGCAACAACGACGAGGATAAGCCGGTAACGGTCATGGCGAAGATGCGCCATATCAACGCGACGAGCGTCAATGACTACCTTATTCCGCCGAGTCCCGATGCCATCAAGCTGATGGTCATGGCGATTCGTAAGGAGGAGAACGATTTGATTCAGGAAGCAGTGGCCTACGAAGCCAAAGCAGTTCAAGCTGTTCAGGAGCAAACGATGCAATACCTTGGGGACGCAGTCGCAACGATCCGAATGGTCGGCGTCGGATTAAACGGCGGTGGATTCTCGCAATGGTTCTAAACCAAAAGAATAATTTATGGCAATAGGTGCAGCAATTTTGGGTGGAGCGGGAATATCCGCTGTCGGCAGTTTGCTCGGTGGACTTTTCGGCGGAAAAAAACCGAAGGTGCCTGAGCTAAAGCCGATTGATTTTGCGGGAGAGCAGCGGCAGGCGATTCAGCAGAACATCGCATCGCTTGAGCCTGCAACCGAGTTGGCCACTAAGACGACCGCCGCCGAGCAGTCACAGCTTGAGGCGCAGCTTCGTCGTGCAATTCCCGGTTATGATCAGTTGATTCAACAGGCTGGAAAGAACATCGGATCAGCTTTGCGTGGCGAGGTTTCGCAAGATGTTGCTTCTCAGCTTCAACGATCTTCTGCTGGACGTGCGCTTAGCGGAGGGTATGGCGCTGGTTCGGGTGTTGGTAGAAATTTGGCCGCTCGCGACTTTGGTCTGACATCGATGCAGATCCAGAATCAAGGTCTTGCTCAGGCGCAGAACTTCATTCAGCAGCAGCGGACGTTCGGAATGGCGCAACCGTTCTCAATCAGCAGCATGTTCATTACGCCTGCTCAGCGCATTGGAGCCATTCAGCAACAACAGTCGGCCATGTACGGACGTGATTTGACCGCCGCTCAGGTTGCTGCCGCTCCGTCTCCAATGCAGCAATCGGCTCAAACCGCGTTCACTAATTTTGGAGGGATTGCTGGAGGCTCGTTGGCGCAATACGGAATGTATCAAGGATTGATGCAGCAGCAACCGGGAGCGTATCGACCACCATCGTACAATCCTCAGAACGATCCTGAGATTTATCCGAATCTCTATGCACCGTCTCCGACGAGGTCGGATATCACACCGCTTTCTACGAGTCTATTTCCAGAGTACGGCTCTTCAAACTACGGAGGAAATACATCTAGTGTAGCCTCTGTCTCTACAAGTCTATTCCCGGAGTACGGTTCCTCAAATTACAGACCTTGATTTATGGCTGACCAATCTCTTCAAGCATTTCAGCTAGGCGCATCGCTGTTTGACCGCGCACAGACGCAGCAGCGGATGATGGAGCAATTGCAGATGCAGACGGCGGAGTCGTTGCTTCAGCGGCAGGGCATGGAGCTTCAGAATAAGATTCGATCTAACGCTTTTGCTCAAGCGTTGGATGAGCAGTCTGCTCAAAATTCCGAGTATGATGCATTTCAGACATTTAATAATCAAGTTTCTGACTTTCTAAACAATGCAACCGCTGGTGCCGCAATGCCTGCTGCGCCTCGATTCAGGTCAAAAGTTTTCAATCAGGAGGCAATGAAAGCTATCAGCGGTCTTGAGCAGTATTCGGTTCGAGCTGAACACGTTAAGGCGCAACAAAGACTTGCTGCGGCTGCAATGTCTCAGCAAACGGCGCTGATAAACAATGCCATGAAATATGGCGCTGTTAGCGTTGATCCTGAAACTGGCGCGCCAAAGATTGACATAAATCTTGCAAACCAACGTGCAACCGAATCTTTCAATGCTGATGTTCAAAAGAAAAACGCTACAACTCAAGCCGCTCTTGATCGCGTCGATATTGCTGAAAGAAACCTCGCTCGAATGATTTCTGAGGGGGAAAGCCGAAATCAAATAGCCCAACAAAGAGCTGAGTTGACTCAGGCGGGACAGGATTTAAGACGCGAACTTGGTCAGGCCGGTCTTAGTCTTCGTCGCGAACTTGGTACTGCTGGTCTTGATCTTCGTCGCGAACTTGGGACTGCAAATGTTGAAATCGCACAGCAGCGGATTGGTATGCAAAACACATATCAAACCGCCCAAATGAAAGCGTTAAGCGACAGGATAGACATCGCTCAAAAAACACTTGACCAACGTATTTCTCAACAAGCTGATAAAAAAGAAATAGATAAAGCTAAGTTAGAGATTCAAGAATCTCAATTAGCCCTTAAAAAATATATAACAGAAAACAAATCAACTTCTCAAAGGCTTTCAAATTTAAAGCCCACCAAGCTCGATCTTGATGAGCTTGAGTTCTCGGAAGCTGTTCTCAATGGCATCAAGCCTATGGAGCCGTATCTCACTGAGGATTTGTACGGTCCGACGTTCAATGTAAGGGTCAAGGCTGGCGAGGCTATCGGATCGTTTGGCCCAGAAAGACAAGTGAACCAACTTTACGAGAACATGAGCAGTGGAGCAATGTTCAAGCGTGGTGGTAAATCTCTCACAAAATCGGAAACAACAAGGATTACATCTTCAATAGGCAAGCCCACTGACACTGGGTTTTCTGAACGAGTTCAAACCTTCAAGGAATTGACAGCAAGATCAGTCAAAGATCGTGTCGAGAAGTTGAGGATGCAGGGAATTGACTCAAATCCTCAATACTCTAACTACATCAATGAACTTGAGAGCAGGGCTGATGCAATTCTCGGAGCTGAAACAGCTACCCAGCAACAGCTTGAAACTCGTTCGTTTAATACCATTGAAGAAGCGCAATCGGCAAATCTTCCGATTGGAACCAGAATTTCGGTCGGTGGAAGATCTGCAACAATCAAGTAAACACAAATATGGCCGAAATTGTTTTTGACGATGAAGTTCAAGTAGCTCAGCAACAACCTGCCGCATTATCTACGCCGCAAGCTGCTTCAATGCGGAGGCCTGAAGTTGTTTTTGAAGACTCTGGAATACCTCCGGGGATGAAGGAAGCGGTTATTAAATCTGGGCAAGTTGGCCAACAACGCTTTCAGACTCAAGACCCAATGGTTCAGCAGGCTGATTTTTATCTCGGAAAAGATAGTGCGCGTAAGTTCCAGAAATTTGTAGCTGGCAACTACGAGCCGCTTCCAGACGAGGATTTCACCGACAAAGAGCGACAATTCCTTGTAGATTATGAAAATAAACGCGGAAGAAAAGTAATCGGAAATGTCCTGAAATACGGCGGAGCTTTGGCCGCACCATTTTTTCCGGGTGGTCAAGTTGTTGCCGGTGAAATGGCATATCCAGCAATCGCCAACATTGTCGGTCAGATGGTTTCTCCAGATAAATTTAGTTTTTCTGAAGCCGCCTCTGAGCTTGTCCCCGGTGTTTCTCTTTCCAAGAAAGCTGCCGCACCGGGAATCAGATCTTTCCTGACAACGGCAGAAACTGGCGTTGCTCAGCAGTCGTCGTTTGGAAAACAAGTCGCCAAAGAATTCGGCGCTGGAACCGGAACTGCACTCGCCAAATCTGGCGTTGAAGCAATGGGCGGCGAGATTACAGGAGGTGACGTAATCCAGAATGCTGTTATAGGCGGACTTCTTTATCCAAGTTTTTCCCAAGGATCTAGGGCGCTGATGGCGGCTTCAAAAGGTGGACTTAGTTTCTCCAAGATTGCTGGCGAATTTCAAAATCCGTTCACTCAGAAATTTCTATCTGAACGTGCAGCAGAGCTTAAAAATAAACTTGGCGGTGGAGCAGGGATTGATCCTGCATTATCAGATCAGTTGGCCAACACGTTGTACTCGCCTGAGTTTTCTGGCACTGGCACTGAAGCGGTTCAGAATTGGAGAAACAACGTAAAACGGTTCGTAGAGGATTCCGTTGTAAGCGGACGACGCTCTGGGCTTTCTGGAGATGAACTCACTAGGGGTATTGTAGAGGAGTTGAAAAGTGTTTCTGGAAAGCCTGATGTTGACCCTGCTCTTGTGGAGTTAATCGTTAGGAAATCAGATGAGCTGACTGAACAAGCCAAAAACAACGTCGATCAATTTTTAAATTCTAAAAATTCAGAGTTGGTTGGACTTGCTCGACGCGCTGAAGGTGAGCTTCAGCTTGAATCTCAAAATATTAAAAATCAGATTCGAGATTTGACTGGTCGTAAAAATCAGCTTCCGACAACCAATCAAGCCGAAAGAGAGCAGATCACAAATCAGATTGCCGAGAAAACGAGGCAGATGCAGCAAATCGAAGAGGGTTTTGATTCTAGGTTTGCGGCTAGAAAAGATATCTCGTCGTTTGAGGCGGGAATGGCTGTTGGAAAAATTGGGCAAAAAGAAGTTGAAGATTTCAAAAAGCTACAAGACGAAGGTTATGATAAAATCAGACCTGATCTTCAAGCAACAACCGTCCAAGTTGACCTTGGATTAAAAGACAAAAAAGGAAAGCCAGTTCTTGAAAACAAAAACTTAGAAGATCTGCGAGAAATCCGCTCTCAAGTTTTACGGCTTTTTGATTTTAGCAATCCGGTTAGGCAAGGTTTTTCTGAAGAATGGGCAAGGCTAAACAAGATAAATGATCAGATGACGGCAGCGTTTGATGCCAACCCAAAACTTCGGGATGATCTTGCTCTTCAGAACAAATCATACTCTGAAGGAATAAGTCGATTCAAAGGTGGTTACATTGACAAGATTCTTCGTGAAATTGGAGAAAAAGGGGGAGCACCGGAAACTGTTTCAGCGTTGCTTGGTGCTAAAGGAGGTGTTGCGGTATCTGCCTTAAAAGACATGGCAGGAACAAAATGGGAAAGCGAAGTTAAGCCGATCCTTTCTGATTACATCTACAACCAGATTAGAGGTAAAAATCCCGTTGAGTTTCTTTCCACTTTGACCGAGGCAAAATCAGGTCGTGCAAAATTGCAAAAAGAAGTGGTCAACGAGTTCTATCCGTCTCTCGGAGAAATTCAAGATGTTGCTCAAACGTACAAGTCTTTGATCGACGATCAAGCTGCGCTCACAGCAAGCGCAACAGAGTTGAAGACCCAGCAGAAACAACTTATAAAGGACGTTGATAATGGGATTAAAGATTCAGAGAAGCTTCTTGCAGCCAACGAAAAAGCAATCAAATCGAATGAAGAAAAACTTAAAAATGTTCTGATCAATCAGAAAGACGAAACAGCAAAACGTCTTGGCGATCTGATAGGGGAGGTTCGTGGAAATAAAAATATCAATCTCGATGAAGACGAGATTAAAACGATCTTGGCTAATCCCAACGCCAAGGAACTCGTTAAAAATCTAAGCGACTACGTTTCTCAAGTTTCTCAAAAGCAATCCGAGTTTCAGTCTGCTTTATCCAGATCCTTGAAATCTGGAACACTTGAAACAACGCCGACTCCCGGCGACATTGTTGATTTTCTAAAGCAGTCAAGCGAAACGCTATCGTCTCGGAACCGATCAACAAAGTTCATGGAAATCATCAATGCAAGCCGACCAGAGCTTCAAGGTGATATCCAAAACATTATCGTCGGAAGAATCGTTGAAGAGGCTCTTTCTAAAGATGGAAAAATAATCGACGCCGCAAAGATGAGGCAGCTTGTGGCTGGCGGAACATCTCCCGGTCCATACAACGCGATGGTGACTGCGGCATTTGGAAAAGATGGAGTAAACAAAATATCCAAGATTGCAGATCAGCTTTCTGACATGACAGCAGACAGAGAAACGCTGCTTCAAAAAAGTGTTTTGCCAATCATTGTTGGAAGCACTGTCGCTTATTTTGGTGGAAGCCCTTTAGAGGCAATTGGAGCTGGCGGATTGGCCTTTTCACAGCGCAAGGCAGCGATGTCTATTGCTAAGAATGTTAGCAACGCGACGGTTGGAAAAATCCTCCTCAACCCCTCTTACATCAGCACGGTTTCAAAGCCAATCGATCAGCTTACTCAGACTCAGCTCGACACGTTCACTCGTCAGTGGCCAAAGATTCTTACGCTTGAATACGACCGAATGAAAATGCACGACGAGAATCAGCAGCTTGAGGAACGCCAGATGCGTGAAGCTCAACGTCAAGCTCGTCGCCGCGAATAATGAAAACCTCCCTCTCCAAGAAAGGTAACACCTATCAGGGCAAGAAGGTGACGTTGAACAAGCCCTTCTACACGCCGGGTGAGCGGAAGAAGAGCGCGGTGTATGTCAAGAATCCGGCGGACAAGGTCGTCATCGTTCGCTTCGGCGATCCTGATATGACGATCAAGAAGAGCAGCCCCGGTCGGCGCAAGAATTTCCGTGCGCGGCATAACTGCGATACGGCAACCGATAAGACGACTCCTCGGCACTGGAGTTGCAAAGCATGGTAATTTTATGGACAAGATGAAACTTGGCGGTGGTGGACGTTACGAGAAACTCGTTAGCAGTCTTGAGAGTAAGGGTGTCAAAGACCCAAAGGCTCTTGCGGCATCCATTGGCCGTAAGAAGCTCGGCAAGGCGAAGTTCCAATCGCTCGCCGCGAAGGGTCGTCGCCGCGCTGAGAGCCAGTCTAGCTACGCTTAGGATAGCGTCCTTTGGCGTACGGCTTCTTGGCCGACTCCTTATCGACGACGAACTTCTGTGGATCTGCGTAGTTCCATGAGATGTCGCCGCCCGTGCCACGCTGGATCATAATCGATCCGGTGACTTTTCCGTCCTTGTCCGTCATGCCGGAACGGTCCGCTCGCTTCGCCATTCCCAGCATAAATTGTCGAGGTTGATTGAAACCAACTTCCTTCATCACAATCACCTCTCTGGCCCAGTTCGTTAGGTCCGACGATCCGAATCCTGAGTAGGCCATCTCTGCCACGCTCTCCGGTTTGTCGTCTCGACCTTTGGGCTTTGGAAAGTGATGGACGAGAATCAGGACTACGCCTGTCTCCATCATAATCGGCTGGAGCAAGTGCCGCGTAAAGTTCGCGCAGACCTCGATATCCGATGGATTGCCGCCCATGTAGGAGAGCAGCGGATCGATATAAACCACGTCCACCTTAGTCTTGCGAACGAGTCGGCGGAGCATCGTCGCGAAGTCGGAGCCAGTCCTCACCGTCTCGCGGAAGAATAACATGTTCGCGCTCCGAAGACCTCGCTCCCAGTTCTCCTTACCAAAGGTCATCTGAGCAGCGCCCTTGAGTGCATCATGCTGATCGGCGATGTCGTTTTCCGCCTGAATGTAAGCTACTTTTAGCGCACGGACGGGCTTGACGCCAAACCAAGCTTCGCCGGATGCCCACTTCAGACCTTGATACGCGGCCATCGAGCTTTTGCCGCATCCACTTTGCCCCACAAAGAGAAGGGACGATCCGCGTCGAACCCACCTATCGCCGATCAAATTGTCAGGATCATTCTGTGGGTCGTACTCGATGATGCTGTCTATCGAGAACTCCATCGGCATGTCCTGCGCGTCCATGTCGTCCTTGAACGCTTCCCAGTTCACTGCGCCCACGTTGACAGCCAAGAGCTTCTGTTCCTTGCCATCGCGCATTACACCGGCTAACCGACTGAACCGGCTCGCGTTCTTATTCTTCGGATCGATGCCGATGCTTTCGAGGTAGCGATAGACGACGTCGCGGCGCTCGTTCCATTCCTCTCTATTGGCCGCTTCAACGCGCACCCAGCCATGCAAGCTCTTGCCGCCGGAATCTATGACGACAGATAGTGGGAGCTTCGACTCCTTCAACGCTGTCCATTGCTCGTCCTTCGTCTTCTCGTCCATCTCGACTAAGACATGGCGGAAGTTCGCCACGCCAGAGTCCGAACCGCTCTCGTCGAAGCATGGATTGATGCGGACGTATGCGCCCTTGCTATCGCTGCCATTCCACATGGCGCTGATGGGCGGCGTGAAGTGGTTCTTAATCCATTCGTCGCGCTTAAGGAACGTACCCTTGGAGGCTGGCCTACCTCGACCCTCTTCGTCGAAAATGATGTCGTTGCAGATGCAGACAACCTCATCCGACTCGAAGCAGGCTTTCAGGAAGTCGATTGTCGTAAACGGCGACGGAGGTTCCGGCATCGATTGGATCGTGCGAACGACGAACTTGCCGGTGGGCGAGATGGGATTGCCGCCCTGACCAATGCCTGACTGAGAGGATAAGAGCCAGCCACGCGGCTTGTCGTGCGAAACTTTGGACGCTTGATCGAGCTTGTGGGCCAATTCATGTGGTTTCCACGGCGGGAGGCATTTCGCGTTGTACTCGTTGAGGAGCGTATCAGCATCCCCCGCATTAAGCTCAAAACCGTGTATGAGCGCGGTTGCGACGGCGAAGGTGCTTCCATGCCCATTTTGACCCGTGACGGCTCCCGGCGTGTTTCTGAGCCATGCTCTCGCACGGTCGATCTTTGATTGATTCATTGGATTCCAAGTTGTTTGCGCGCTATGTCCCCACTTTCGCCCAGATCATTCGAGGCGATTTGCTGGAGAACTGACTTTGATTCTTCGAACTTTGCGAAAAGGAGAGACAGCTCTTTGGGAGTCATCAGGTACTTGCTCCAGTGTTGGATTGGGATGGAGCGAGACTGAAACTTCGCAAAGAGCTGCTCTTGTGCTGCGATGTAGAGTTTAGGGTGCTTGTTCAATGACCGGGATGAACTTGGCCTTGAATTCGGCCTTCGTTCGAACGTACACCTTGGGTTTTCCGTCACGGATGTAGGCCACCCCCATCCATTTCATTTCTCCGACTCGTATCTCTACGTCGTCGGAAATGACCTCAACTTGTAGCAAACTGTTTCCTGAGTTTTTGAATTTCATCTTCTGAGGCGTTATCGAGATGTCCTGTACCAGCCGCATGCCAAACGCCGTCAACAATTTGCGCCTTTGGCTTTGGCTTAGTCATCCAACCTCGAAGAATTGCATGGTCGATGAGTGCTGGCGCTTCCTTCAACAATTGTTCTCTTGTGATTTCGCTTTTCATCAGAATTAGCCTTTTTTAGCCGTCTTCCCGCGCCATCCGCCTGCTTTTCTCATCCCGAGTTCCTGACCAAGTTCGTTGACGAATCCGCGTCGGATCAGCCACTCCTTGTACTTCTGGTCGATGTAAGCGAAGTGAATCTTTTCGGGTGATTCATCTGCTTCTGCTATCCGCATAATGGGCATTTTGTTTGCGCTGATCATTTGTATGTCTCGATTGTGTGTTTGTAGTGTCGCTCGGCTTGGGTGCAGTTCCAGCAAAGGTCTTGAGTTCCGTTGCATCCGCACCCGAGAGATTTGAAAAGTACGCTGGCCAACCATTGGTATTCCGCGATGGCGGCTCGCAATGTCTCCACGTCCGTTTCTTCGGACATGGGCTTGATGTTGTTCTCGCTCATTTGACGACGAATAGAACGAAGTAGGCCGCAGTGATAACCATGCCCATGCAGAACGCCATGATGAGCAGATGTTTCAGCTCCTCGGGCGAGGGCGGACGATTGGCTTTGTGGATCATCTGCCGCCCCCCATCGCGTAGTGGAGGATCAAAAGGGCGTCGCAGTTTTTGAGCGTGACGTCCAGATTCGGATACAGTTCCTGAGCTTTGCTTTTTAGCTTTCGCTTCCATTCTGGTCCGGTTTCGCATGATTTACGTCCTCCGAGTCCAAGTGGTTCCTGCCAAATCTTGGGTTCGACACGGTGAAGTGCATAGCCTTGCGCGTAGCCAAGTCCCTGCACAATCCCGTAGTTTTCATGGAGCGTCGCCATGCTGGCCGACGACGTGAGTTTACTGACGAACTTTGGCACCTTCTCGACCCACAAATGCGAGTCGCTGACTTTGAATCCTGCCATTAACTGCGCCGTGTCGGGCAGCGACTCGGGCATTGGAAACAGGAGTATTCCGTTCGCAGTACTGACCGCGAATCCGCCGCCCACACCCGGATCGACCGCAACGATTGTTTGGTTTGATTTCATTCGCTTAGTATTATTTTTAGTAACAAAGGATAGTGACGTTCTCTGCCGCGATTCGAACTGCGCTTTTGGTTTCCGTGCCATCAGTCCATTTCTCAACTTTCACGCGGCCTTTGACTCGGACTAACGCGCCGTTCTGAATCTCGATGATCTTCTCTGCAACCTGTCCCCAACTCGACAATTCAAAATCGTCGTAGTCTTCGTGGAAGCGCCCTTCATTGTCGGTCCAGTGACGGGCGATTGATATAACTCGGCGCACCATGAGCGAGCCGGTTTTGGTTTCGGTTTGCCGACTGATACCGCGCAGTTCTCCGATCAGATAGACTACGTTCTCGGTGGGCGTGGCTGATACTTCGTTCGCTGTTGTTGTCGTGGATACACTCATTGGAAAATACAACCTAGTTCACGGTAGCAGGTCATGCGCTTCTTAGCGTGGAATGCTCCGATGGGGTGGAATTTGTCAGAGAAATCTACGATTGTCGCGCAGTTCTTGGTTTCTGTTTTTCGCAATGCCCGACTGGCTCGTTGGATGGTTTTCTGCGACGACCGACCGCCGCTGACCATGATGAGCAGATCGACGTTGGGCAGATCCAATCCTTCGTCGGCCAAGCTTGTGGCGATCATGGTTCGCAGGTTACCAGCCTTGAATTCTTCCATCGCGGCCTTGCGTTGCTTCTTGCCGATCTTGGAATGGACGAGCCGAGAATTCGGAATCCGTTTCTCGTAATCCTCGCCCAGCGTGATGCGCGGGATAAGGATGAGGGTCTGCATGTCGAGGTGTTCGACCGCGTAGTTGATGGCGTATTTGTTGCGCTCGCGGTTCTGGCAGATGCCGATATCGACAATCGATTCCCAAGCGCACATCCGTTTGAGTTCATCCTCCCTGATCCGCATGTACTTGACGCGAGTGTTGAAGAGCCGGTCGATGTTGTCGTCGATCTTCTGCTGGAGGTTCAGGTCCGTGGCGTGGCTGATTTCGAGGTAAGCGTCGGCCAATGAATCGCCAATGTCGCTTCGCTTGATTTCGTAGGTGCGGTTGTGGAAGAGCGTTCGCGTCACCGCGTTTCGATCTGGATCGTCGCCCCAAGGAGTGGCGTCAAAGCCATAACGTATACCGTTACAGGATTCGATGATGCGACGCCATCCAGCGGCGGCGCTGTGCTTCGCTTCGTCCACGATGAGCATGTCCTTCTTGCTGAAGTCCACTGACTCATGCGGACAGCGGACATCCACAATCTCATCAGGCACACCGGCAACACGGAGCGATGTGCGCGCTTGCTGACATGTTTCTCGGGTCGGAGCAAGCCATCCAAATCTCAATCCAGATCCGCAGTTTTGATAGTTCTTGATGATGCTCGCGGCAATCCATGTCTTACCGCTACCGGCGGGGGCGACGATCAGACCATCGCTAGTTTTGGCCCACTCTACTGCTTTTTGTTGGTATTCTCTTAGATTCATAATTTTAGGAAATTTGCCCCTCCGCCCACTGCTTCATAGCAGACGAAGGGGATTGTCCGTGCCACAAGGCACGGCTCGCGTCATTCGTTCGTTGTACTGTCGGTAGAAAGCGCGCTCGATTGCGTCGTGGCGCACTTCTTGTTCAGCAACTTCCTTAACGCTTGATTGGCGAAAAATCCGATCTTCAGCCCATTCTCGTCGCAATATTTGCGAACCTCTTCGTGGAGCGCCGAGTCGATGGTGATAACTGTGTATTTGGCTGGTTTCTTCATAATCACTCGCTCTTCATCGGAGTCGATTGAACGCCATTGTAGGCGATGGTCTTCGGCCTAAAGATGCCCACTTGTTCCGTTTCCTCGACCCAACTAGGACCGCCGCGAATGTGGAAAATGCAGGAAGACATTCCGTTCCATGACTTGGTGGATGACTTGGCCGAGGTGTAGGCAGATCCAAACGTAGCGTTTAGATCGTCGCTCGACATAGCCTTGACGTTGGCCCAGTCGATGTCGCCTGCATGCCATAATTTGAAGCCTAGCTCCAGAGGTGCGACAACCTCTGCGATGCCGGGAAAGTGCCACACCCACTCGTCGTGGCTACTGGCATCACCGCTCATAACAGCATAGCACTGGTAATTGCCAAGCGGTACGGAGCCGCTTCCCCAGTCACAGCTCTCGCCGGGTTTTAGGACTGCGGAACGTGACGGATGGTCGTTGCATTTGGGCTGCTCAAAGAGAGCAACCAATACTGGGACTTCGGTCTGGTTTTCGATTTTGATGTGGGTACTCATAATTATTCGGAGGTGTAAACGGTGTCGGTTGTGATAAGTCCGGTTGGCCATTCAGTTTCAGTGAATGACTTCTCGATAAAGACCACCTTGTCGGTGGGTTGGATTGTGAGTCTGTTGCCATCGGTTCGGATGAACATGAACTCTTTGGCCTGATCAGGTTGACGGCTCCAGCTATCGCCGATGGGTGCGGCGGTGAAGAGGTAGTCGCCAGTGGTGATTAAGTCATCGCACTTAACTTTGCATTCGAGTCCTCGGAGGAACGTATACTCGATGGTGGCGAAATCGGTTCCGTAGCAATCCCATCGCTGAGCGTTTTGTTTGCTCCAGATTGGGTCAGGTTGTAAATCGAATGCTATGGCGTGAGGCGGTACGGCTCTATAGACCGCTCCGCATTCCAACATGATGGTACAACCCCACATTCGACCGGGAATGGATACCAAGCCAAACCAGATGCATGGGACGAAGCCAGCGCCAGAGCCTAAAAATGAGGCATCTACGAAGCAGTATTGGTGATGGGGGATTTGCCCAGCTTGCGAGTAGATCATTGCAGGATGAAGTCGAAGTTGGTCTTCCAGTTGTCTCCAAGTCGGTTGTAGGTGTCGTTACGGATCTTCCAAGTGCGCGGATCGCGGGTCGTCTTGGTGTGACGGCAGCGGATTCTGACATCGATGTCTTTGAGTGCCACATTTCTTAGCCGGTCGTCCTCCGGCAGTTCGTGAAGGTGTTTCATGTAAGAAGGTGTTTGATGATCTGATTTCTGTCTTTAATCGTCGCTCGTAGAATGCTCTCAAGAACAACGTGAGGGTTGATTGTCGCGACGTGTTTCCACTCTGGATTGCCATCCACGTTTCGAGCTGTATCAATACTGTCAACGCGGATCATGCCGTTGGTTTTGTGGACGTAGATGAAGGCGCAGTCTCTCATTTAACCTCCTTCTCATTCCACAACAGCAGATCGCCTACGTTGTGAGCGGTTGAGTCGGATATTGGGGTATCGCTCACGGCTTGGCCTCCTTGGCTTTGTGCCACAATTGCTTTGCTGGAAGATTCTCTCCAGCTATAGATAAAAGACATTCGTCTAAGTAGTTTCCAGCTTTCACTAACCGATTGATATACTCCTCTTGCTCGCGAATCTTGGTGGCCTGTGCATCGGCCAGCCATTCCTGCTTCATCAGTCCAAGAACCATTTTGGCAGCGTCTGTGGCGGGTATGGATTCGTTGACCGTGAACCCACCATCCAGATCGACCCGCATGATTTGGGTCGTTGGATTGGATATTGGGTGGCTGTTGGTTGAAAAGTAGATTGGTTCGCTCATTTGCACTCCTTCCATTTAAACTCCGCTTCTCCGCGTTCGTTCGCAACCCATTGAGCATGGCCCGTCTTCACCGCTGATGTTTTCCATGAGCTGTTGGTTGATATCGTTCCGAGCAACATACCAACAACAAACCCCAAACCGAAAGGGAGGATCAGAATTGGCCACGGGAAATATTTGTCACTCACGGCTTGGCCTCCTTGGCTTTGTACTGCCGAATCCAGTTGTCGATGGCATTTAGAACAGCGGCATGGCTGTTTTCTACGCTCTCCAACCGCTTGATTCGCTCGTTTGCTGCGTTGAGCTGCTGGGTTAGCTCGTCAATCCGTTGCTGTGCGCCCCAACAAGTGCCGTAGCATTGCTCTTGAATTGTATTTTCGGATTCACTCATTGCTTGTTCTCCTTTGCTCGCTGCCATGCGTTGGCCAGCAACCGATAGTTTGAGTCGGAAATAGCACCATCCTTCAGCCATTCAATCAGCTCGTTACCAGAACTCTTGAGTAGCTTGATGTGCTCATTGGCCGCGTTGAGTTCGCGTTCGATGTTCTCAGCTACTATTTGTAGATCGTAAATGTTACACGCCGCATCCGTCCTCGGTGTTTCACTCACGGCTTGGCCTCCTTGGATTTGTTCCACTTCTCAATCTCCATGTGCCACCCCATAAAGGCGGCAGCAGCGCATAGCGCATCCCCCGCCTCCTCCAACCGCTTGATGCGGTCTTGTAACCCACGCACAACAACCACTCCCTGCTCGATTTCGTCTGTTCCAAGCAATTCTCGGAACTCTTCGCGGAGGCTGACTCTTTGATCGGCTTGCAATCGTGCAGTGTCGCGCTCTGCAATGAGCAATCGAATGCGGTCGTGGGCATCGGCTAGTTCGTGTTCTACGTCCAGCAAGTACGCTTGAGCTGACTGGAGTGGGGTCATAATTTCTTTTGGTTTCATAGATACAAAATTTATTGAGCGTTATCTCGGAATGCGCTCCCCTCCGTGAGGCGGTTTAGAACGGCTTCGGATCAAGCTCGTCGCCATCGGCTTCGGCAATCGGAACCTCGCGCATGTTCTTGATGCGGAGCGTCTTCTTCGTCTCGCCGTTGACCATATACTCCTCAAAGCGAGCAGTGATGAGCAACTCCAAGCCGGTCATCGACTTAAGGAACGCCGCGTAACTGCCTTTAACGCCAAGGAAGTCGTACTCGGTTCCATCTGGAACATTGTGCTTCGTTGCTGCGACGAGCTGATTGACGCGAAACCAGACATTCTCCTGATTGATCATTCGGTCAGTGATGGATGCGCCATCTTCAGTCTTGAACGTCACCTTGCAGACCTCGCGGCCCTTCGCGTCAAGGGTTTCCTCGACCTTGGCTACGGTGACGGTGTAGTCGCCTTCGGCGTTGATGTAGCTGCCCCCGGCGTCCTTGCGGTTTACTGTGAACATAATTTATTCGGTGGTTAGTTTTCGGATTTATTCAAGACCCACTTAGGGCATGAAAGGGTTTGTGTAGCGGTTGGATAGGCTGGCCAACTGTCCAGTGCGCGGCATTCGTGCAGCGTCGAGATTGCTTTGCGTCGCAGATTCGCACCAGCCTTAAGCCATTCGGCATCCAGTCGATAGATGGCGACAGCGTACGGAGCCTTACGTTCGACCGCTACAAAGACGAAGGCATCAGCACCAGTCATCTCCAGATAGTGCGCGGCCTGAATGTGGTAGCCGAACGATGCGATGGTTCGCAGGAAGGCTTCGGGCGATGCGTCGTCGGTCGTTTTGATGTCAACGAGGGTATGACCCTCGATCCACAGATCGGGACGTGCTTTAAGGGCGATGCCGGTTTCCTCGTCCTGAGCGAACACGCTGGCTTCGATCCGGTGGTCGAGATGAATGATGTCCCAGAACGGATGGCGACGGACACTGTTGGCCACTCCTTGCACATCGATGTCTTCAGCGTGAGTCAGGTGGATGCGGCTCTTATGCTGCTCCTTCCACGCTTTACCCTCCTTCGTACGTCCATCGATGTCCGGCGGAATTACGGCGACGACTTGCGAGTAGAGTTGCGGCTCAAGTACAGCGGTGTGAATCGCCGTACCCATCTGCATGGCCTTGCTCGGCTCCTGATGCTCCTCAAGCGCGGCCCGATAATGCGCCGGGGACTTGAGGATCTTACTCATCATGCTCTTGGAGAGAGCATCAACGGCGTGATACTGAGCCGCTGGCATGTCGAGGTTGACGTGTTGGTTGAGGATGCTCATTCGGTGGGCGGGTTAGCGAACGCTTTAGCCTTGGAGATGAAGCCGTCGGCATCGGCGACGATCATGTTGGCCACCTTCGTGGATACATCGCGGAAGTTCTGGCCTTCCTTGATGAGGTTCTTGCTGATGAGGAACGCGTTTGCCGCTTCGGAATGTGGCTCAAGAATCTGCTCCAGTCGTTCGACGAGCGAGAAGGCCGGTTCCGGCGTCACGTTGACCGTCTGGCGCGTCGTAGCGGTGATGGTGGGTGTTGGTGAAGGGTTGGAGAAGTCGGCCACTTCCTCGGGCGTGTAACGACCTTGCGTGATTCGCGGATCGAGCATGCGTGTCGCCTTAGAGATGACACGCGCTCGCAGCATCTCGGCGGGGAACTTCGCCCATCCACTGCCAGCCTTTGCGGGTAACAGACCAGCCAGCTTTGCGTCGTCGGAGGTGAACGATACGCGGACCTTCTTCACGCCCTTCGAGAAGTCGGCGATGGCGGCGATGGCGTCGAACTGAATCCAGTCGATGTCCCAACCGGCGGTCATCAACCCAGAGAGCATCGATTCGCTCTTCATGGTGATATTGCCGTTGATGAGGTGGTTCTCTCTTTTCCAGCTCAGCGGAGTCATCCGGCTGGCGATGCACTCCAAAGCTAGGACATAGCCTTGCTCGGGTTTGACGCATCCGAACATGCCGGAATGCGCTATCCAGTCGCCCATCGTTTTTACCGCGTCCATCGGACTGTCGATCCTGTCATAGAAGTCAGGACTGGACGGTTGCGTTGTCGCTAATTGGTTGCTGCTCATTTGTATTCTCTTGTTGTTTCTTTGTTTTTCTTGCGTATGGGTTCACTGCTCCGGTTGTCGCTCGACTTTGCAAAATCGCGGCGATGTCGGACTCGGTGAACAAGATTCGTCGGCCAATTCTCCTATGCTGGACGCCGTCATGGCGCACGATCCGTCGGAGCGTTTCAGTGCATATCTGGAGCATCTCTGCTGTGGCCTTGGCCGTATAAACTTTCACTTGGAAAAAATCGACAGCGTTCGGGTGTTAACTTGGGAAACCAATGCGTAAACCCGTCGAAGCCTCTCGCTCCGCTCTATGCCCGAACGCTGAAAAGGGGTTGCAATCAGGTGTTCAGTCACGGGCGAAAATCCACTAACGCCCTGTCGCGAGTTCTCTTCGCGCTCTAAGTCTGATTGCAGAAAATTGGTCATCGTTGCATGCGTAGCTTTGCAGTTGTCTCAAGTCGTTGCAAGAGGATATTGAAAAACTTTTCGACCGAGGCGTTCTTCGATTCTCTGAAGGTAGGCCACTTGGTCCGGCGTTCCGTTCTGGCCGCTGCCGTTGAGGAACGTGATACGTTGATCCATCAGGTGGTCCTTGCGCCGCTGCCATTCCTTGTCTGACTCGCCATCGTGGCGATAGATCGTGTACGGGCCATGATGGAGTTCCAGAGTGTACTGCTCAGCGTTCGGATTGATGGGCGTTTTCTCTGGCTTCGGGCCAAAGCCTTCCCATGCGTTGTCGTCGCTGTCGGATTCAAGCGATTCCTCGATGTCGCTGATCTTCTTGGTGGTGGATTTCATCATCGCCTCAATCGATCCGAGGCGTTGGTTAATCTTTTCGACGGTGGTGAAGAGAATTCCGATCTTATCGTCAGTCATAATTTTTCAGGTTTAGTTGCCGGTTGAACTGTCTTTTGCGGAAAGGTTGCGGAACTTGGCGAGTAGATCTTCGATAGATGTGTCAACCACGGGTTCCAGCCCCGGTTCGGTAGGCTTCTCGTCATCGGCCTTCTGCTTTCTCTTACGCTGCTTCCCCTTGCGAAGCGCATTGATAGCTTTCCAAATCTGGGCGATTTCGCGACGCAGGTCCGAGAGCTTGCGCGATTCAAGATCCTTCTGAGCCTCCTCATCGGACGGCTTCCAATCGCATCCATGCCAGACTCGATGGGTTCGATCAAAAACCAAGACCTGACTCTTGACGTTCCGCATCGAGCCAAACGCCCGATTAGCCTCGACCAACCCACCGCCAATCGTCTCGACAATGTAGGCCAACAACTCGGACTTTTCCGAATTCAGATTGTGCCTCTTCGGCGGCATTTCTCGGAACGTCGAACGAAGCGTGGAGCCATTTGATAAGTAACTCATGGTGGAAAACAGATAAGTCTCTTTTGTCGTCTAGTCAACGTAAATCTACCAATGGCTCCTTTTAAGTTATCCTTGGTCTACCTAGCTCATCTAAAGATAAGCCTCCCCTTTCTAAAAAAGGGGAGAGGCTTATTCCGAAAACGGAATGCTTGCGCTCCGCCTTTGGGGGCGGTGCCGCTTCCGTTTCGGAAAAGGATATGTGAAGTGTTCTTGTCGCTTTGTCGGTCATGTAGGGTAGCGGGAATGCCTCGCAATCGATCAGAAATGCCCCGTAGAGCGTTCGTAAGCTGTTTGGCGGCTCTGCGGACGGTTTCGCGTGTGTCCGCGCTAGAATCGAATCGATGAAATGGCATGGTGCGAATGAGGTTGAATGGCCTACTTTTTATCCGGCGAAAAGTTATCCAAGGATTGGATTCGCTCGACGACCGGATAGACATCGTAGTCCTCGCTGAGTTCGACCGGCACGACGCGAATCCGCCCTTGCGTGTACTCGCCGGGGTTTAGCTCGCGAGCCGCTTTCTCCGCATCCTTGCGCGAGGAGAATTCTACCGTCTGGTAGCTGACGACCCGCTCCTTCATGTCGCTCCAGCCAATCGCGCCGCTTAGCTGGACCTTATAGATCGGTTTCGCGAACAGGTTGCGGCTCATAGCGTCTCCAGATCAGGTGTACCGGGGCAGAGCTTGTCGCCATCCTCGCGCTCGATGATCAATTCAAGGATTTGCGTGCCATCCTTCGCGATGAGGGAGCAGATATGTTTGTTGTCGTCGTAAATGCTGAGCGGTATCGCGCCGTGTTCTTGCTCCTCGCCGGTCAGAATTGCGTTGAAAAGATCGACGATTGTCTGGGCGTTCTGTTTGGACTGGATGGTTAGTTTCATTTTGTTGGGAAATTCTGGGGTTTGTTTCGAGTCGCAACTGTCAGGGAATCCTTGACGGTTCGACGTTCTAGCTCGCGCATCACTCGACGACCGTATGCGCGGGAAGAGGATCGTTTGAGGGCTTTTGGCCCACCCTGCCAGATGCGTGCGAGCGATTCGTCGGAGAGGTTGCGCCCGTAATGCGCGAGGTATGCGTGGGCGATGAACGTCGCGACGGCGCGGTTGGTGACTTGGGCGTGCGCGTAATGCGTCCCCATGATGCGGTTTACGTCGCGCACAAGAATCGGCTTGATCTGGAGCGCGCCAAGTTCGCCGTGTTTGCCGCGAGCGAGGTCATTTCCGTGTGATTCGATCTGAATCAGGGCCGAAAGAAGCAATGGATGCATGATTTGATGCGCGGATGCGGTTTATTCGTTGGATTTGATGCGCGGGGGATGTTTTAACGGTTCAGGACTCGGTTTGCCAATGTCCGACTTCTTTTTGCTTCTGGTTAACGTTGACCAGTCGCCATGCGCCGCATCGGCAAATCTGTTCGATAGTAGCCCATCCATGTGCGCGAGGATTCGGTTTGTCGGATTCGACCGGGCCAGCGAAACAGCGTTGCTTAAATCCTTCTGCTTTGTGGACGTGCTTCACAGTTGTCCTTTCGCCTTCCTGATGATGGCGCGAGCAAAGTCCAAGTCGTCGTCGTCGGCCATCGGATGCGCCAGACGTTCCAGCGCGGAGAGAAGATCGGGCGCGGAGGCGATGAGGTTGGCGTTGGCCTTTATTTCCAGAGTGTCGGTCATAAGACAGACGGTTTTCCCGTGCTGGTCATGGAAAACGTGCCATTCGCCGTTTTCGCCTTCCGCTGGCGGATGAACCTCCGCGAATTGAGGCACGTTGCAGATGCAGCGGCTCGCGTGATTCGGATGTTTGCCTTCCCATTGCGGATCAGGAACGACAAACCAAGGGCCGGGGGTATGGGTTTTCATGGGTTCAGGCGTTGGTGGTGAATGATTCGGCGAAACGAATGCCTTCTTTGCGGCCTGATTCGGAGCCGCCTAGTTCCGATTCCTCGCGTGCGCCGTCGCCCAATTGGCGCGAATAGGCGGTCCAGTGTTCGCGTGCGTCGGAATAGGGGATGCCGCAATCGCGGTTCAGGATATGGGCAAAGGATGAATAAAAGTCGGCCAGAACGGATTCGACCGCATCTTCCATGTCAATGGCGCGGAGCAATTGCGCGTCCATGCGGTTCAGGGTCATGCGCGGGAGGATAATCTCTACAGCGAAGTCGCGAGCGTCCGCCCATATGCTGCTGTACGCGTTCGTTTTGAGCCACAGGGAGCCGTCCTGAAATAGATGGTACACGGAATCGTCACCGCCAGTGCCGGCGCGGAAAGAGTCTGCAATATCGTCGGCGAATGGGGGCAGTTCCTCGATTAAGTCTTGCTCCTCGGGAGTGAAACTATCGTCCATGCGGTAATTTTGGCGGACGTAGGCACGGGCGGATAACGGGAGCCGGCGCGCTTCGAAAGACGACAGGACCGAGTCGCGAGCAATGATGCGTTCAAGGATGGGGAGCAATTTTGGATTCATTGGATTGGATTATTTGAGGAGGACTTGTGGCCTACCCTGTCGCAGCACGCCTTGCGGCATGATGCGCGTAGGATAGGTCATTCGGCCAGTGCGCGGAGAGCTTTGAGCGTTGGCTTACCTTTACCGCCGATTGCGCGCCAAGCGGCAACGGATGATTCTCCGTCGTGATTCCAAGTGGAGGCTCCGTCGAGCGTTGCGCGGCAGGATTCCATGAACCGTTCCAGTTTGTCGGGATTGGATGACCAAAGGAGCGCGGAAACGGATTTACGGTATTCAGAGAGGAAGGATGATTTATTCATTGGATGCGCGGGGATAGGGTTAGGCGGTGAAGATATGGGCCATGCTACCGTCGGGGAGCGAGCCGGAGACAAAAGCGCGGTTCCAAAAATTAGTCTCGCGGGGCGTGCCTTTCGATTCGTCTTCGTCAAGAAAACGGAGGACCAGTGCCATCACCGCCGCACGGTGTATATCGTCACCGCTCAAACCATAGTCCAGTGGAATGGTGATTGAACCGCGAGCGCACTTTGCTTTGATGCGGGAACCTTTGGAGTCAGTCGCTGACAGGAATTTTGTTTGGATTGATTGCATGGGATTGGATTTATTGAATCGGGAATCGGGATTGATTCACCGCTGCAATCCACTCTTTCGAATGGACTGGCGCGGGGAGTCACTTCCGGCGGATGATTCCGGCAGCAATCATTGCCTTGCGCCAATATTTCAGCGTGCGCGGATGATTTGAGCGGTCAAGGTGAAGGGATTCTGTCCGATTAGAGCAATCGCGATAGTCCGTTTCGGAATGGGATGAAAGCCATTCGAAAGCCTCGCCCCGCGCAGGATAACACGAAGGAAGAGGATGGTCGCGCATAAGGGACACTAGCTCGCGGAAAGTCACGGCTTCGCCTTCGGACAGAAAGCCGGATTCTGCGGATTCGCCTTCCTCTGCGGATTCTGGCGTTACAATTTCAAAGGTTCGTGAAATTAAGATCATGGGATGGGATGGGATGGAATTTACTTTGCGGAGGGAATGGGCCGGAACTCTAAGCAAGGGCCGGAAACGGAGGCGGAAACGTAATAATCGGACAGATGGAAAGCGGCCCAACGTTCCGAATCGGGAAACGGGAGAATGGCAATGCATTCGTGGGGTTTTCCTTCGTTTCGAATGCGCGGAGTTCTATCTATGCGGAGGCAGAGTTGGGCGAGTGTCTCTTTCATGGGATTTGATTTGGATTTGATCGGCTTTAATTCGCCGCCATTCCCTACCGTTGCCGATAGAGAAGCGCGGGGAATCAAAGGCGGTTCAGGATTGCTTGGATTGATCGGCCAAGTTCTGCGCGGATTTGATCGTCGAATTGATTGGCTTTGGCGCGGATTTGATCGGCTTCTTTGCGTGCGGAGGCGAGCATTCGATCAGATTCGGCTTTGGCTTCACGCAGGATTGCTGCGGATTGCTGCCGCGATTCGGTAAATCCCAAAGCGCGGGATTCAACGCAGTCGTCTGCGTCAATCGCAAATTCGATAGCTGGCAATTGATCGGCAAGCCAAAGCGCGGAATAGGAATTCACGCCAAGCAAGGCAACGGTATTGCGGAGGATGTGCTTTTCGTCTGATTTGGATAACATGGGATTTGGATTTGGATTTGGATTTGAACGCTGAATTCTGGTTTCCATTTCAGAAAACCAGTGGTTCAGGATTCAGGCCAATTCGGCGTAGGAATAGAACTCCAAATCATGGCGGATTGAATCGGCAATTCCTGATTCGAAAGCCTCCCAAAGCGATTCAGAATCCTCTGTTTCGTTGAATTCATGGGCAATGAATTCGAACGGGGAGAAGTCACGGGAATTGGTTTCTGCGGCAAAGCAAAGCAATTCATGGTATTCTGCGATATTATCGGCGGTGACAATCTTGCCCAAGCCAATCCAATCGAGCGTACGGTCGATAGTGTCACCGATTGATGGCAAGTTATGGCAAGCGATTCCGTGGCCGTGATTCCAGCCCATTCGATAGGCGCGTTCTAATGAATCGGAGGCGAATGCGGCTGGGATAGTTTCGGGATAATTCATGGGATTTGTTTTTAGAATTGGGATTTGAAGAAAACGAAGAAAAAGGACCAGCCTGCGACGGCGTAGGCAAGGGAGAGGAAAAGGAGGGAGGCGAGTTTTTTAAACGTGGGTTTCATTGCTGAGGACAGACTAGGCGACGGAGCGGAAGGAGTCAAAATAAATTTTGCTTTTTCTTTCGAGAGAGAGTGAAAAGGGCCGGTTTCATTGGTGAAAATGCGTGAAAAATTTTTTAGAGCGGAACCACTGGCGAAGTGAAAAATCGAATTTTTGGGGGAGAGGAGCGAAGGAAACTTGGCTTGCGAAAGACTACCTTGGCTTGCAAGGTAGCGACGATGAAACCGGAGCAATGGACGAAAGCCAAAAGCCTCTACCTTGCGGGGAAGACATGGGGAGCAATTGCAAGCGATTTGAAGCTGAATCAATCAACGCTGCTTTCGAAAGCCTCTAGGGAAGGATTGCCGGCGATTAGGAAGGAGATGCGAAACACTATTACCTCTAAAGAAAACGTTTCCCTAGAAAGCCTCTCTGCTTTGGTACGTTCGAAACTCGCGGCGGACGCGGCCAGCACGCTAGAACGAATCGATAGCTATTCGTTGGACGGGATAAAGGATGAATCGGTCAGGGAATCGATTCTAGGCAGCGTGGCGAAGCGAAGCGCGCTTGTGTTTGGCTGGTCAGAGCAAGGCGAGGCGACTTCGGTATCCATTAATCTGTTAGGATCGATGCCAGATCGGTTCGCGGAGGTAGGCGTCTCGAAGTGAATATAACAGTGTTTGTGCAACGGGGGAAAACTTATAGTCAGGATAAGTAAATCTTATGGGATAAAAGGATTGTTTTTCCTAGACTTGGCACACTTTGTGAGGCAAAGTAGGGCACCCCCTTTTAGGGGCGGCTTCGTTTACGATACCCCCCTCAAAAATTTTCCGTCTTTTTGACCATGTTAAGTAAAATTAAAATTGGTCAAGTTATTTCTCTCAATCAAGCTGAGAGGAAGTTGGCCCACTTCGTGGCTAAGAATCGCAACGGCAATAACCGTCATTTCAACACTACGAACTTGAAGATAAGCACGGATGACCCTGCGACCGTGGATCTGGAGGGCGTATGCGGCGAGATAGCCTTCTGTAAGCTATTTAATGTCTATCCCGACATCGACACGAACCGCGAGCCTCCGCACCCGCTCTACGACGCGATTATCCCGCCCATCCCTCCGGGCATTCGCATCGATGTGAAGACGACCAAGTACGAGACTGGCAAGCTACTGGTCGATGCGCGCAAGGGTTCCAAGACCGATGGCGTGGATTTCTACGCTCTGATGACGGGTCAATTCCCCGGCCCGTATACGTTCCGAGGATTCATCGCGAAGGAACATATCATCCAGCCGCACAGAATCGGAACGCTCATCAAAGGATTCAAAACGTACATGGCGGATCAGAGCGAGCTAACGGACGAGGTAACTATATTCTAATTGACTCATGTGGCGCTATTATGCGTC